TTGATTTCTATGCCCTAGATTCTAAGATGATCATGCCTCAAAGTTCTAGTATACTCCGTACAGGGATTTCAGTAGAAGTTCCTGAAGGATATGTAATGCTTATCTTTAGCCGATCAGGACATGGATTTAATAGTAATATCCGTCTTAGTAATTGTGTAGGAGTGGTTGATTCAGACTATCGTGGAGAGGTGATGATCTCCCTATATAATGATGCTCAAGTGAATTACCTAGCTTCTACAGGTTCTCGTATTGCTCAAGGTATTCTATTTCCTGTAGAGAAAGTAGAGTTTGTAGAAGTGGAGAGTCTGTCTGAGACAGATAGGGGTATGCATGGATTTGGGAGTACAGGTGGATAATTATGTGTGCTGATGGATGGTTTAATGGGGAACCTACAGGGGAATGCCCTGAATGTGGGGAACCTGTTGATGAGGATGGTGATGCTGTATCAGGATGTAGCTACTCCCCAATTACATGTGATACATGTGGTGCTAGACCATGTGATGGGAGTTGCTAATGGATAAATACCAAATCATTAAAGATCACTACATCCAACATCATCAACGTCTAGAGAAGAAATATGCTTATATGACTGGAAGTGTTGAGAATGGGCAAGATGTAGTGCAGGAAGGATATACCCGTGCTGTCCAATATTTCCATTCCTTTAATAAGGGAGCAGACTTTCAACATTGGTTCTCTCGTATCCTACGTAATTCCTTTGTAACATTTAAGATGGAAGAGAGAGGACGATATGATGAAGAGTTTGATGAGGAGAATTTTGAAGGTGTAGAAGGGCCGGGATTCCATAAGGTGCTCTCTAAACAACTATATAAAGAGATGGAAGAATATCCAGAGCATCTACAAGAGATTCTTCTCCTCTATTATAAGAATGGATTCTCTCCAACTGATATTGTAAAGATCACTGGAATCAAGAAGAATACAGTAAAGCAATTCTTACATAGGTTTAAATTGAATGTCAGAGAAAAACATGGCCCAGATTTGCAAAACGTGTGGGAGAAAACTTCCTGATGGTTGCAGGAAAGACACACAATACTGTAGTTTAAAATGTGCAAACCAATATCGGAATCAGATTTATCGCATTAAACATCCTGAAAAAGTCAAGGATAGGAGGTTAGTTGATAATTCATTTACTGAACGAAGGATGTTAACACGTATTAAATCTCGATGTAAATTAAATAATATACCTTTTAATTTAGATTTAGATGATATAAAGATTCCAGAATTCTGTCCAGTTCTAGGTATTAAATTAAACCCGAGGACGTTGAAAGCTACTTGCTCCAATGAATCACCATCACTAGATCGAATCTATCCAGATAAAGGTTATATTAAAGGTAATGTCCGTGTTATCTCAGCGAGAGCAAATCTATTAAAAAGTAATGCAACAGTTGAGGAACTTGAGTGTGTATTAAATGATCTGAAAATTCTATATGGAAAAAACTAATATATGGATTGGAGATTTAGAGAGTGATGGGCTTCTAGATACAGTAACGAAGGTACATTGCGGTGTATTCAAGAACTTACATACTGGTGAGATTATGCAATTCACACCAGACTACATTCTTGAGATGCTTAGATGGATGGATACTACTGATGTTCTTATCTTTCATAATGGTGTAGGGTTTGATTATCCAGCACTAGAGAAACTGTATGGGTATGTCTATAAAGGAACTAAAGTTGATACATTGGTTATGTCCCGACTCCTTAATCCTAATAGACAAGTACCTTTCAACTGTCCTAATAAGAAGATAGGCCCACATTCAGTAGAAGCTTGGGGATGGAGAGTAGGACGTGGTAAGCCTGAGTATGATGATTGGGCTAACTATTCTCCTGAGATGCTGCATCGTTGTACTGAAGATGTAGAGATTCAATATCTCATATATCAAGCTCTCCTTAAGGAAGCTAAAGGGAAGAATTGGAAAGATGCCTTTAAGTTGTCTTTCAAATTATTTGAGACATTACAAAGACAGGAGCAGTATGGATGGTTAGTTGATCAGAATGCTCTGGCATTTGCTATACATCAGCTTGAACATTGGATAACTCGTATAGATAAAGTCCTTACTCCTAAGCTCCCTCTCATTGTAGAAATAGGGGAGAACAAAGAGAAGGGTGAAATTAAATATATCAAGAAGCCATTTCTCAAGAATGGCATGTATAGTAAGAGTGTTGACGATTGGTTTAGGATTAATAATATACCTGAGTTTGTTCATATCACTGGGCCTTTTAGCCGTATCTCTTTTCGTCCTGTTGACTTAAACAGTAATATGGAAACAAAAGCCTATCTGATTGATTCAGGATGGGAACCTTTAGAATGGAATTATAATGATGATGGAGAACGAACCAGTCCGAAGCTATCGAAGGATGATCCATTTGATGGGATTGTTGGAGGTATCGGTCGCCTCGTTGCGAAGAGGGTACAGTGTAGGCAACGTAAATCCATCATTGAGGGACTCACAAAGCTTATTAGACCAGATGGGAGGATTGCAAGCAGAGTTAACACTCTTGCAGTTACAGGTAGAGCAACTCATAGGAATATTGTCAACATCCCAAAAGTAGGTAGCTTCTTTGGTAAGCAAATGAGAAAGCTTTTCATTTGTAAAGAAGGATGGACGTTAGTCGGTACTGACTCAGACAGTTGCCAACTTCGTATGTTGGGTGGTAGAATGGGTTCTAAGGACTACATCCAAGCTATTTGTAATGGAGATAAGTCTAAAGGAACTGACCTACATTCTCTCACTAGGAAGATTGGTGAATTAGAAAGCCGAGACATTGCTAAGAATGTAATGTATTGTTTGCTATTTGGTGGAGGAGATGTTAAACTAGGAAAGACAGCTAAGAAACCCGGAGAAGGAGCAGACCTTAGAGAACGTCTCTACCAAGGATTTGATGGACTTGGTGAATTAGTAGAACGTCTCACTAAGGAATGGAAACGTACAGCAAAGACAAGATACAGTGAGAAATGGAATAAAATCGAATATTACGATGGCTATATTACTGGCTTAGATGGCAGGCCCATAAATGTTCCATTTGAACATCAGCTTCTTGTCTATCTGTTACAATCAGATGAAGCAATTATGATGACTCTTGCTTATATTAAAGTGGAGAGTTTGTTACTTAAAGAAGGGTATAAATGGTATGAAGACTTCGGAATTGTCTGTTGGTACCACGATGAATTCACTATTGAATGTAGAGAAGAAATCGCTGAGAGAGTGGCTGAGTTGGCAGAGTATTCAATTGCTTGGGCTGGCCGTCATTACAAAATTGCGTGCCCTCACATCGGGGATGCTAAGATCGGAAAAAGCTGGTACGCCATCCACTGATGTCTATTTCCAGCAAATCTGTGAATATGAATTAGCAATTGAACAAATTAATAATCAAATCTCTCAATTAGAATTAGAGAGGGAGCAAGTGTCTAATCAATTAGATGTTGCTTTTATGATTTACTCAAATCTTAATATTAAAGGAAATAAATAATGGCTTTGAATGCAAGCAAGGTAGCAAGTGTTGGTGGTGGTAAGGCTCAAGAACTTCTGGATGCTGGTGTCTATCCGGGTCGTCTAGTACAAGTGTTGGACTTAGGGCTTCAAGCTCAACGTCCATATCAAGGACAAGAGAAGCCTCCGATGCAAGAGATTATGCTGACGTATGAATTGTCAGATGAGTTTATGAAAGATGATGATGGTGACGACATTGAGGATAAGCCTCGTTGGGTTTCAGAGACTATCCCTCTTCATCATCTAAAGGCTGAACTGGCTAAGAGCACTAAGCGTTATACTGCTCTTGATCCAGAGGGTGTATTCGAAGGAGATTTTAGTCAATGTCTAGGTATTCCAGTTAATATTACATTGGTAAATAATGAGTCTAAAGGTAAGACATATACTAACGTGGCTGGTCTTGCTCCTATGCGTCCTAAGGATGCTGCAAGAATGCCGGAGTTGGTTAATGAAGCTAAGTTCTTTGATCTAGATTCTCCTGATCTAGATGTACTCCTTAAGCTTCCTGATTGGATTCAAACTAAGATTAAGGAGAATCTGAATTATGAAGGTAGTGTGCTTCAAGGGATGTTGAAGGGTGCTCTTAAGAAGGAAGAGAAGAAGGATAAGCCAGCTAAGAAGAAGGAAGCTGCTCCTATCGAAGATGATGATGTTCCTTATTGATTATGATTCCCCTTATTGATGGAGATGTTCTTATCTATGAAGTAGGGTTTGGTGTAATGACAGGATGGGAGGGAGATGACCCTCCTCCCTTCGATATGGCTAGGGAGATGTTAGAGAATAAGATTTCTAACATTTGTGCTCTAGCAGGAGGGACTAAACCACCAATCATCTATATTACAGGTAAGGGTAATTTCAGAGAGAAGATTGCTACACTTAAGCCCTATAAGGGGAATCGTTCTCAACCTAAGCCATTCCATTATCACAATCTACGAGCTTATATGGTTGGGGTAATGGGGGCTATCCTAGTAGATGGAATGGAGGCTGATGATGCTCTCGCCATGTATCAAACTGAAACACTAAGTATCCTAGAAGGAAATCCTCTGTATTCTGGCCCACGTGAAATGACAATCATTTGCTCTAGAGATAAAGACTTAAAGCAAGTACCGGGTTGGCATTATACATGGGAATGTGGTAAGCAGCCTTCATGGGGGCCATCTTTTGTAGATGGATATGGTGAGATTTATCTAGATGATAAACGTAAGCTTAAAGGATATGGGGATAAATTCTTCTTAGCTCAATGTCTAATGGGAGATGCTACAGATAACATAGGTGGTATTCCCGGTATGAAGGACGTAGGAGCGTTTAAAATTCTTTCTGATACCCTGACATACCCTGATGGTTTAAAAGCTGTCCTAGAGGCTTACAAGGGCTTCTATGGGGATGATGGAGAGAAGAATCTCCTAGAGAATGGTAGATTGTTATGGATGTTACGAGAACCCGATAAAATGTGGGAGATAGATGTATAATAATAATCAATGGTCAAATGCCCGATTCAATTCATTCATTAAGAGTGCATTGAGGGCAGCAAGTAGTAGGTGGCCTGTGAAATATGTAGTGTTAAAGGAAGCTGCTACAGAGAAGAAGATAAATTGGAAGACAGGACGAGTAGCACAGCATTATCAATGCGCCTCTTGTAAAGAAGAGTTTCCTTTAAAGGAAGTGCAAGTAGATCATATCAATCCTGTAATTAACCCTGCTACTGGGTTTGTCTCATGGGATGAAGTGATTACTAGAATGTTCTGTGAGAAAGAAGGCTTCCAAGTGCTGTGTAAAGTGTGTCATGCTGCAAAGACTCTTGCCGAGAGGCAACATAAAAAGGATAATAAAAATAAATGAAAACTGAAATCTACGGCTATTCCCTCTTCAATGATATTGAAGATAGTGATTTGCAAGAACGTAATCGTGCTGTTGTAATGTCTAACATGGCTGAAGCTTATACAAAGAAAGGGAAGATTACATTGAAAGGTACTGGATTGATTGTGAATTACTTCAATGAAATTCCACAAGAGAAACGCCAATCTCTCTATCAACGGTTTGAATCTACAATGAAGGAGCGTGGATATGTTGTCTGATGTACTCCCTTCATATGGGCAGATAGTAGAGAACACAATGAAAGAACTTCCTCCCCACCCTTATGACCCTCTCTCCACTCAGATCGGAGGGGGTCATTATAAGAAACTAAAGATTCAACCTGTTGAATACATCCATGCTAACAATCTCCCATTTATTGAAGGGAGTATTGTGAAATACATCACAAGATGGAAAGATAAGGGTGGTAAGGCTGACCTAGAGAAGATTAAACATTTTGTTGATCTTCTTATTAAATTGGAGAAACTAGAATGAGGTCTGAATATTGGGTTGATCCACCATCAGGATGGATGTATGGATTCCCTAAGAAATGGGACGGGAATGGGGAGATTAATGATTGGCTAATCCAAGAAGGTTATCCAGAACCATTGCTTAATAGTTATGGCGAGTATTTCTACACAAGGATGTGGTATGCAGATGAAAGTAGTTCTTAAATATATAACACCAAATACAGAATCATTTATTGGAGAGATGGCAGCAATCTGCTATAATGGGTTAATTGATAAATCAGCTAATATCAGACGTGCTGCTAAATGTGCTGATGATGGACATCTCAGTACTCTTAGGTTTGCCAATGCTGTCTTTGGTATTTATAATATTAGTCGTGTATGTTCTCATCAATTAGTAAGAAGCAAGCATCTGGATTTCTTACAACGTTCTCAACGTTATTGTAAAGAGGAGCTTGATATTGAAGACTTCACTATACCAAATGTAGCTAATTCCTACCAGAAAGATTGTATTATCATTCATAATGAAGCCTGTAATAATCTTTATAATAGTCTTCTTAAAGATGGATGGAAGAAGGAAGATGCTAGATTTGTCCTTCCTGAAGCCACACACACTGATATGAATGTTACAGGTAATCTGCAAGCATGGATGGATTTCATTAAACTACGGACACATAAGGCAGCACAATGGGAGATTCGAGAAGTAGCTACACAGATAAATAACATCTTAGCTAGAGAGTGTCCACATTTATTTAAGGAGATGTAATGGTTATTGCTAAATTCTACTACACGAATGGTAGTACAATGGTAAGGCAGTTTAGGGATAAAGGCGCTATGGATTGGTTTGCAAAGATGGAAGGTGATCATCTTTTACGTTATGAGGAATTACATTGAAAATTTTAGTTATACCGGACTGTCAAGTTAAGGAGGGGGTGGATACATCCTACCTTAATCACATTGGACAATACATTGTTGATAAGCAACCCGATGTTATTGTAAATCTAGGAGACTTCTCCGATATGCCCTCTCTAAGCTCCTATGACGTGGGTAAGAAGAGTTTTGAGGGGAGACGTTACACAAAGGATGTTGAAGCCTCTCAGAGTGCTATGGGTGCCTTGCTGACCCCTATGATGATGCTTCAGGCTAGACAATATAGAGATAAGAAGAAAGTGTATCGTCCAAAGATGATCCTTACTTTAGGAAACCATGAAAATCGTATTGATCGTGCTATTAATAATGACCCCAAGCTTGAAGGACTTATTGCTCAGAGTGATCTTGGCTATGAAGGATTTGGATGGGAAGTAGTTCCATTCTTGAGAACTGTAGTAGTAGAAGGTGTTGCATTCTCTCACTACTTTGTTACAGGACAAGCAGGGAGGCCAGCTTCTACAGCTAATGCTCAACTGAATAAGAAGCATATGTCTTGTGTAGCTGGTCATCAGCAAGGACTACAGATTGCTACAGCACACAGGGCTGATGGACAAAGACTCACTTCTATTATTGCTGGCTCCTGCTATTTACATGATGAAGAGTATCTCGGAGAACAGGGGAATATTCATTGGAGAGGAATTCTAATGTTACATGATGTACATGATGGGGAATTTGACCTGATGCCTGTATCTCTTAAATATCTTAAACAACGATATGAAAAGTGATGATCTAATAGAAAGACTTAGACTTAGAGCATATATCCGTAGAGGTATCTCTACAAGAAAGAGTGTTCAAGAAGGGAAGCCAGATAGGATTGCAGACCTTCTTGAAGAAGCAGCTAAGAGAATTGAAGAATTAGAGAGGATTATTGTTGATTAAAAGTAAATTTAGAAGCCAGCTTGGTGAGAACATCTTTAAACAGAAATATGCTCAAGGGCCAGAAGATACATGGGATCAATGTGCTGAACGTATTGTAGAAGATGTATGTGGAAGTAGATGGGGGA